AGGCTTGGTGGCCTCGTTAATCATCGAAAGCATGGCATCTGCGCCGAACAGTCGCTCGGCTGCTGTCGAAAGGTAGACTAAGTCGCGTGAGGTTGCGGCTGACGCGCCAGTTGCGCCTGCTAATGTCTTGCCTTGCGCTTTGATTGCATCGACAAGTTCTTTCAGAGAGTTCGTACTCATGGTTTTCCCTTTCTAAAGGACATCAATGTCGAGCAAGATTGCTTCTTCCAGCAGATCAAGTCGCGGTTCTGAGAGTGTTTTAAATTCTTGAACTTCAGCTAAGACGGCGTTGCCGTCGAAGAATAAAACCCATTTCAATACGTCGAGGACTGAGCCAGACGTATGTGGAGTGAGGCAGATAAAGACCTTCTGCCCCGACTGTACCATATCCAGACGCTTGTAGGCTGTAGCAGTGGCGTAGATGCCGCGCTGGTTGAAGAAACTTTGGTTAGTATCAAACCAGCCAAGGTCGGGGTCACTGTAAACACCGAACCGCGCTTGAAAGACTGGGTTAGTCGAACTGACTTCGGACACACGGAACTGCAACGCGCTGGGGTTAAGCCCCCCAGTAGATGAGAACAAATTATCCATGAGGGCGGGCAAAGTGAAGCCGCCCTTTTCACACGCCTCTAGGTATGTGTCGAGGCTGTGCGTTCCCGTAGACGCACTACGGAAACTTATCTGCTCGCCTGTTGGTTTAGTAAAAGCCATAGTTAGCCCTTGTCTGTGTTCTTGGACAATTTACCCGTTATTCCAACCCAAGTCGTCCTCACTATTCCATCCCTAACTTTTCCATTAGGGCTATGATCTTTGGTCTGGTTAATGCGAACTTGTCGTCCTCATTATATCGCCGCTCCAAGCGGGACAGACGGACGACCATCTCGGTGTCGTCGTATTGCGGGCGGTTTGTTATTAGCTCGACTAACACTCCGCGCAGTGAGTTCGCCGCGATAGCGGCAGCTTCATCTGCGACCGCCTTGACGTACTGACGCTGTAGTCCTGTGAGTTTTGTAGACGCTTCTATGCTTGCGGCTGTCGGCTTGGTCATTACGCTCTCCTCGTTGGCTTCTTCGCCGTTAGTGCTGCACGCGCAAACGCGCCCTTGGCTGGTGCGCCCTTGGCACCCTTCTTACGCATAGTCTCGCCCCGTGCTTTCTTGGCGTGAATGTTGGCGTATAGCCCCGCTCGTTTAGTCATTATTCCCCCGGACGCTTTAGGTTGCCCTTTTGGATTTCTTGCTGCATCTGCTCTTGGGGCATGACGTTCGCTCCACGCGCACGCTCCATAGACATCTGCTGTTGTGACGGGGACATGCCTTGGGCTGCTTCCTTCTCAGATATCTTGAACTGATCTAAGTCGCTGATGCCCATGCTGCGGATTGCTTCCTCCGCAATCTTGCCAACTTTGTATTCCATGTTCAGGCCAGTCTGGTTCATCACTTGAAGCATGTTCATCCAAGTCTCGGCGGAACGTGTAGGTTCAATTGGCAGCGTGCCATCGACTATGAGGTAGTCTACTTCGCCTTGCAGCATGGATATGTCGAAGTCTAAGTAATCATCCTTAATCATAGAGCTTAGATCGCCCGGACTTTCTGTCCCCATGATCCGCAACGAACCTTCGTAGTCGAGGGCGTCCTGTAAATTGCCAACCATCATACGAACAAGAGGACGTATTGTAGTCGAGGACATGATGCGGGAGATTACACCTAGTCTTTGTGATCCTAACTGGGTGAGGCGCTGTATTTCCGTGGCAGATCGTATGCCATCGGCAGTCGGCATGCCTTGCTGGGCGTCCGATGCAGCACTTACGCGCTGCTTCAAGTCTGACATTGCGCCTATATCGTTCCAATGGCCGCGTGTTACGTCGGGAATTTCCGCAATAAACACACCGTCGCCGGGTTTTGTCCCTGGCAATGTACGAACTAAGCCCCAAGGGTTGCGATCTATGAGGTCTGGGACGGACACTGCGGTAGGATCGACGAAGATCAGGTTGTTTAGGGCGGCTTGTACGTTGTCGATACGACTACGAAGCAACCATGTACTGATATCGTGCAGTGGTAAGAGCAAATCGTATAGTGATTGGGCGTAAGTCTTGTGGCTATCGTGGTACATCCCGCCAATTACGACTGGGAACTGGCGTCCATATGGGTTCAGGCGGCAGTTAATGATCGCACCTTCGTCGAGTACGGAGATGAGAAGCCAGATTTGCTCAAGATTGGGCATACCAATCTCGTATCCGTTGAAGCGTACCCATGCTTCATCGACGATACGGCTCTCTTGCAGCGTGAAATGGTAGCCGTTCTCTTGGCCTTGTGGGTCATCAGGGTTAATTGAAAGGCCGCGACCTTCCTCTTTGAACCAACCGTGGCAATCCCAACTGTTTCGGCCTGTCTCTTTTCGGCGCAAGCCCGGATATTTGTTTACTTTGGGGTACAGGCCAGTGCCGACTAGGGCCGACGTTGACATATGGTCCGTGAACACAATGAATTGCATGCGGTCCCACTCGCCCCAGTTGACACGGGGGTCTGGGAAACAGCGGCGGGGGTCAAAGTTTACTATGTCATTGGTCTTGGTCTTGGGGTTCCACACACATTTGGTGGGGGCAAAGCCGTATCTGATGCTGTCTAAGAGCATTTGGGCTAGGCGTGCCTCGCCTGCGGTACGGCGCATGTGCTGGTGTAAGAGGCGTTCTAGGATTTGGCTGGACTTGCGGGACTTGCGGTTCAAGCCTTCAAGCTGGAACATGGGATTGCGGCCCGTGAGGGCAGACATGAGGTACGTGAGGACGGTATCAGAGATGGCGCGGGTATCTGCGACTACAGCCTTCTCGCGGAACTTGGTACTGTCTGCTGGAACCCACACGTCGTGCGCCCTGTCGGCATCTTGCCAGTGCTTGTGACGGCCACGGATGCGCTCGAACGACATCTTTGTGCAGGCACGCACGTAGTCGATTAGCTTAGTCTCTTGAGCCTCTGTGAGCATGTCAGAGATGTCTTCGTATTCCATGAGAGCGTTGGCATGCTCCGACAAGTCTACGACTACGTCTTGCTCGGCTGAGTAGGGCTGGTTCTTGTAACGCATTATAGTTCTCCCCAGCCCTTAAATTGAGGCTGAACCTTTAAATCTGCGGCCCACCATTGCTTGCCACTGTCTGCGCTCTGGAACTGGGCAGAGAGTGACGACGCCATGTTTATAGGACCATTCATTAGTTCGCTGGCTGCTCCACCCATTTTTGCTATCGCCTCTAGGCCCATACTTAGGGCGTCTATCTGATCGTCGTGTTTGCCAGAGGGGAAGGACTGTGCTTCCTCCATAAAGGCGTCGAGCCATACTGCCTCATTTGGCAGATAAACTCGTCCCCCCTCTATCAGTGGGAGTACGGCGTTAAGTCGTGAGACTTTGTCAGTCCCGACTTTGACGGGGAGGACGGACATGCCTGATTGGTTGCGAAGCTCCTGAATAAGCGACTGGCCACTGGCCTTGTCCTCTATGTAAAGCCCGCGTAAGCCCCGCCCGCGCCACTTTGCGTTGAGCGTTATGGCCGCACGCTTAAGTTCGGGGAAGTCGTACTTGTCTCGAACGATCTCTAGTATGTGAATATCGTTTAGATCGTCCATGCCGAGGACCATCATCACACTAAAGTCAGCGGTTTCGGTCTTCTTGAAGGCGGTATCGGCAGCAATTATGACCGTATTGCAGATAGGAACGTCGTTAGTCTTGCGCCACCAGCCTGCTTTGATGAGATTACCACCCTTGATGTAGGGGGTTTGCTGGTAGAGGCTGGCAAATTCGCGTGCATCTAGGCGTTCACGCTTGCGTAATTCGTCGAGCGGGAAGCGTTCAGGCCATAATGCTTCCTCTTTTTCCTTGTGATAGGTGCGTTTGGATGGGGCTACTTTGCTTAGTTCACCCTTGGGGATGTGGCGGGGGTCTTCCTCTGGTAGCCCAGCGACCGAACACTTCTCTTTGCTCTTTACGCGGCGTATGGCAGGGAAGTTTACGTGGTGCCAAGCGCCTTCCTTCCAGTCCTCAGTGTCCATAAGGCGGGCGGCTAAGTCGTCAGGGTGCCAGCGGGTTAAGATGACAACCTCTATGGCTGGCGTACCGTCCGGCTCAGGCTGTTTACGGGTCGTTAGGGCCGAGACATAGTAGGACCAAGTCTTGTTGCGCTGCGTGGCGCTGTCGGCTTCCTCACGCGCCTTGATCGGGTCGTCTGTGATGAGCAATGTGGCAGCGCGGCCTGTGGTAGAGCCGCCTAAACCTGTCGCGTAGTAGCCCCCACCCATAGTCGTGCGCCAGTCGTCTACCGCTTTGCTCTCATCTGACATGGAAAAGTCGGGAAAGGCTTGCGGAACTATGAGTTCGCGGGCGTGGTCACGGGTCTGACGGCCAAAGGTCTTGGCTAAGTCTTGGTTATAAGACGTTGCAAGCACGTTACGGTTCGCTTTACGTGCCAAATAATAGACCGGAAATAACGTGCTCGCCAACCAAGACTTACCATGTCGAGGCGGCATCGTAATAAGCAGACGGTTGCACCCCAGCGTATTCTTCTCAAGTTTATCCAGCGTTTCAATGAGTTCTTCTTGGAAATCCGCGAGCGTAAAATCTGGATATAGTGCGGTGACGAAGCCATGAAAACTACCTTTCGCTCTCTGGATCAATAGTAGGCGCTGGGCTGCTTGTTGTGGCGTCAATGACATCGGCATCTTCCTCTATGGGTGTAATAGCTTGGGCCGCGATAGCTTGCAGTTCAGCAAATGTTAGTTCGTGTGCGGCCTTATTTTCCACCGCGTGCTCATTAAATGAATGGTGTAGGTCTGGCATGACTTTGTTGAGCATCATTCCGAATAGTCTGACCTGGGAATTGTTCCACTGTGTGTTGCCTTCTAATACCTCACGCACTGCGGGTATTTGCTTACGCACAACATCAAGTACAGACCGCCGAACGCGGTCTACTTCTATGGGGGTGACAGGTGCTAATCCCCCTGTGCCGCGTGTCGTACTTACTTCTTTGCGATAGGTTGGCATGTGTTACATATCCGTGACTAAAGTTTCATTTTGTGGTGCGAAAATCCGAGTTGCTGGGGATGGGAATACGCGAAACCAAACGGCGAAAGGGGGTCTACCCCCCCCTTTCAGCTTTCTCGGACCTTTACACTGACAAGTCAGTGACGATTTCATACTGTAAGTTACTGTAATCACTGTACTTTCTAGTCCTACCGAGGGACAATCTTGGTCTGTAGTTTGAATAGTTAGTCTGTTGTACTCAATTCAATAGGGTTGTTATCTTAAGTACAGTCATATCAAGTAACTAACCTAGCTGTCGTCCTCTAACCCCCTAAAGGGGGGTGGGGGGAATGTGAATTTGTCGGTTCGATCGGATCGACGAAACAAAAACATTCCATCTAGGAGTTACACATGGAACTTTTCTCGTACACAAAGATCACATCCGAAGCTGCGGCAGCGGTACTCGCGACTGTAATCAGCAACATCAACGATAGTACGAAGTCGGCAACCGACGGTGTTGGCAAAGCCACTGCCGTCCGTGCGTTTGGCAACGCCAGACAATCCGGCCAGATCAACGACCACAACGGCCAAATCATCGGTCGTGCCATCCGCGACGACTTGGTCGCGATCGCCAACAACGCGAAGCGTTCGGACATCAACAGGACCAGAGCGGCTAAAGCCGTCGAGTTGTTCGACAAGTGGCGCAAAGACTACGCCGCCTCGAAGGTCGTTGCTACCGTGGCTGATCCCGTTGTCCCACCGAAGGTGATGCCTGTCACGAAGCCCAAGGTGACAGCAACACCGACTGGCGGCATCCAAGCGGCCTCTCTCGCAGACCTGACCGCAATGGTTATGTCGCTTCACTCCGCAGTCGAGCTGCTTGTCTCCAACCGTTAAGCGCATCGGGGCGCAGCCAGTTGGTTGCGTCCTGACCTTACCTCCGAGCGTCACCGTGTGTGACGTTTCGAGGTGCGGTTTCGCTGCATCAAACCCGTGAACAAGGAGTTTCACAAATGAATGTTATTAACCCAGATCACATGATCTTCGTCGCACTACTCAACGGCAACACCGAGCGTGCAATGGGCATGGCTCATGTAGCAGCGTTGTATAGCGACGACGCCGATGGCAACGCCGTTATTGAGCGCATCAAGGCGGAAGCCTTCGAGCGTATGCTTAACGTCGAGGGAACACTGGTCGTACCAGCGCATCTCGCAGTCGATCAAGGCGTAAGTCTCGACGAGCTTGTGGCCAATACGCCGCCAATAGCAGCGCCAGTACAACTCGCAGTGCCGCCAATCGTTGCACCAGATGCGTTGATGGCGTCGATAGATGCCGCCGAAGTAGCCATGCCATGTGAGGTCGTTCAACCCGTCGCACCTGTCATGTCTGCGGCAGAAGACGAAGAAATGTTGTTCTAAGCCGAAACGCCCTCGCAAGGGGGCGTCGTGCAGTCACGCTGCACCTGATGAGGCTCGACTAAATCAGTAACCTACGAATGATTGGAACACGACATGCAACTTACCATCATCTACATTGTAGCGTTCGGCACATGGCATTTCATTGCGGAAGACCTGTCGTCCGACGCATATTGCTTGGGCCAAGACTACGCTTGCCAAGACAGCGCCGTTGCGGGTGCTCGTAAAATGACTGGCATCCCACACCTACGCATCAACCACGTTCAGGAAATCTACGAACCCCTCGCGTAACGCCATTGCCCTGCCCCTCATGGGGTAGGGACGACACGTAATAAGCCCATGCAATTCCGCGTGGGTTTTTTTGTGTCTGATGATACGTCCTTGACAGTACGTCACACATTTGTCACACATCTATCACCAATCGGAGGTTACACACATGAACGCCTTACTGAAAGAGAATAGCATTGCACGCAAACAAATGCTCAACCGTACTGGGCCATACGCACTAGCCCGGACACAAACAAAAACCCCGTTCTTTACAGATCATATGCGAGTATTTGCCATGATCGTAGGCACGGCAGCAATCTACGCTATCGGCGCGGCTATCGTGTCAGTCGTGATCGTCGAAGCGATAGCTGGCTGTGGCGAGGTCGAGTACAACATGCACAACGGTACGTGGCAGACTTTGCCATGCGTTATTGTGCCTTACACACCAGTGTCGGGTACGTGGTGATGAAGTATCAAGTTATCAGGCTCAAGCAAAAATACTGTGTGCGTCACGTCGCAACAGGCCAGATCGAAGCCAAGTGCCGCTCGTCGATAGAGGCGCAAGTAATAGCCGAACAACTCAACCGAACGTGAGTTCAAGCGGGTCGCTAATGCGATCCGTTTTGACGTGCGTTTGCACGACTACGACTAACTTTAAATCAAATGGAGAAAGTACCATGATCCTAACTGCCAATGTCCCCGTGATCCGAGCACACCACATCAAGCTCACTTATTCTGGCCACGGTAAGCACACTGCAACATGGAAGACTAACACAGGCGCGACGATCCGGCGGGTTATACAACTCGACCAATGCAACAGTCACGACACTGACATTGCAGCACTACAAGCAGCGCAACACTATGCCAATTGGACTAACACGCTGAACGAAGAACGCAACGTAAGCTATACCAACTTCGTTAGCCTCGTGACGCTCTGTTACCTCGGCCCCGACAAGCACTCCATCGCGGTAAACATAACCTCAAAGGCTCTATCAGCATGATAGTCAAACCTTTCCGGCCAGTGAACCAGCGTTACGGTGCTCCAATGGGGCGTCGTAACGGATCAACCCCGCTCACCACAAAAACTCGCCTGTGTGCGCGTCAAAGTGGCCACGGTCCTTACGATACGGGCGGTGCGTATTGGGGAGATGCACACATGGTCTACGCCGTATGGAACAAGGGCGACGAGACTAGCATCAAGTATGTGCGTGCCGACAGCCGACCCCATGCAATCACAGTTGCTATCCGCCAATACTGGCGCGAGGGCGCAACACCAGCCCCATAAGCAACCCCCACGAAACAATCGCTTCCTCCCGATAAGATCAAACCCCGAAGGGGTTTGGGGGGAAGTTATTTTACCAGCCAATTCCGGCTGGCCCATCAACGTGCAACACACAAGGAGCACACACATGAAAACTCTAACTCAAACCGAAGCGACAGAATTTCACGACGAGATGCTGCGTATTCAAAAACATTGCGGAGGTAACGAGCAACGCAAACAGTACAAGATACAGTTCCGCCTTATGTTAGGCATATGCCTAGACGCTGACGACAAGGCCAAGATAAATACCAAGTGCGGCTTCACGATCAACCGCATGACCGACATGGTACACTGGCCTGTACTGCTCAACGTGTTGTTGTTTGCAATGGGCGAAACGCTCAAGCCAAGCAGCGGCTACACATTATCAAGCTCGCTCAACATGCTGGTAACAGCGTGGTGCAATGATGATAAGTGTTACCCCAAGAAGCGCGGATCGGGTGTATCGCGTGGCTATCACATCAACATGCTCGACGGAGATCAGGTCACTGCTGCGATCTATAATCTATTGTATGATGGTCATTCTATCCAAGACTTAGGCCATGCCGCATACCTTATCGGCAGGGTAAAATGGAACGTCGAGTATCAGGCGGCGAACCCTGCCCACAATGACATCGACTTGGCTGCGGCGTATAGCGACATCGTCCCCACCCCCTCCCACGACACCGTGTACGTGCCTGCTTCCTTCGAGGCCGCTGTTGTATTAGTCGCGCACTATAGCGGCGAAAAGACCGAAACTATCCAAGCCTCTATGGATATATTGCTTGCACGCAGCGACATATACAACGACGAACTATCCTATGACACTGCGCCTGTAGATTTGCAGTCGTTGTGTACGGCCATACTCACTAACTCTGTGCCAGTGGTAGCTGAGATCGAAGATGAAGAGATCGAAGATGCAAACCCATTTGGATACGTCGAAGAGGTTGCTGCGGTCGTACTAACTGGCTTTGCCCCCGAAGTAGGTGAGAAATGGGTCGAGCCTCACCCCCTAGATGCCGCGCTACTGCCTCACATTGACGCCCTTATCAAGCAGGCTGGTGCAGGGCATATGACATCCATCTCTGACTACGTCGATAGGCTCAAGCTAGTAGACACGGCCTATCGCAACGCCGCTATAGATGCAGCGTGGTACAAGTCGCAGATGACTAATAACTCCGCATTTGGTGGGGATTGCATGGTCGATGGCGCAACGCTGACATACGAAGTCGTGATGCGTAAGGCCAAAGACTTGTTCACCGATGCACATGGACGCAAGTCGAGCAAGCTAGACTTCGAAATCAAGACGCTGATCTGGCGCAACGAGGATGGGTTTGAGGTCCGTCACCCTAAGTGTCCAGACATCGACGAGACATACAAGTTTCGTATGCACCACCTGATCAAGTACCTCACGGCTAAGTGTTTCGGCCAGCACGTATGGATGCACGGCCATACAGGTACAGGTAAGACTTCGTTCGTCGAGCAAGTAGAGGCGCGGCTAGGCTTCCCGATGGAGCGGCTCAATCTGGACAGCAACATGGAGCGTGCCGACATCGTCGGTTCCATAGACATCGTCGTCAAAGATGGTGCGCCAATGTCTCAGTTTACCGAGGGCATGCTGCCAAAAGCTATGGTTCAGCCGATGGTATTCTTGCTCGACGAAATAGATGCGGGTCGTCCAGACATGCTATTCGTCTTGCAGCGTGCGCTTGAGAACAAGGGGCTTACGCTGACGGAGGATGGTGGTCGCTTAGTCACGCCTCACCCGCTGTTTATGTTTGCTGGCACAGCCAACAGTCGTGGTCAGGGCGACGAACACGGCTGGTATCAAGGCGTGCGGCCAATGAACTTGGCGTTCCTCAATCGGTTCGGTGCCTTCATTGAGGTTGGGTACATGGATGAGGACGACGAACGCCAGTTCCTCAAGGATGCCTACCCCAAGCTCAACAAGAAGATGGCCGACCAGTTTGCAGGCTTTGCCAAGCTAGTTCGTGGTGCGTTTATGAATGGCGAACTTAGCCAGACAGTATCGCCCCGCAACCTACATGCGATGGCGCAATACTACATGCACTACACCACGTTCATGTCGCACGACGAGAGTTGGACAGAGGTAGTCGAAACGTGTGTGTCCGACGCTTCCCCCGCTGACAATGCCCAGCGCATTACGGAGTTAGCACGCACCGTGTTCGGAGGTGGGCTATGAGTATCGCGGTAGACGTAGGGATAAACATTCGCAAGACACGTAAGGCCAAGGGTCTGAAATTGTACGAGCTTGCGAATAACATAGGCATGACGCCAGCAAACCTATCAAGAATAGAGAGCGGTCATGCAAACATCACGCTGCACACCATGTGCAGAATATCTGACGCCTTGGATGCACTGCCGATGCAGTTAGTCGCTAACCCAGAGGCACCGCTCAAGAAGTACGAGGTCTGCGTGACTGCCGAGGTCAGTCAGTGGATCACGGTGTCTGCGCTCGACGAAGATAGCGCAGATGAACAAGCATACGAACTGTTCCAAGAGACAGTCAATGCAGACGTTACGCTCAATTCAACATCAACCTCTAAAACCAAGGAGATCACATGAACGAGCTTGATAAAGGCGATCCGGCGACTTGGATCACTCAAATATGGGGTGCGCTTCACGGCTTTCGTGAAGACTGCATACCCGAAGGGGAGAAAGCATACGACGAACAATGGGATGAAATCTGTACCGCTATGGCATGGATACAAGAAGAACTTGGAGTAGAAGATAATGACTAAATACATACCCGAAAGCGCAGCACTAGACGACGTGGTGATGACAGGCGAAGAACTGATGGAGAGCACGGCGCTAGTCGTGAAGGCTATGTCGTCCGACTACGCCACAAGGATCACGTTTGCTGGCGAGGGTGCGTTTACCGATGGCGCTGACGTAACGCTACCAGTCGTGCCAATGGACGCGAGTGTTACCAAGCGTGCTGCCCTTGTGATTGCAGGGTACGGTAGCCACGAAGCGTTGCACAAAAAGCTGACAGACTTCTCAAGGCTTGCACCCCTAATGCGGAAGGCCCACAAAGAAGACAAGTGGCTCACCAAATCTATGGCCAATGGCATAGAGGACGTGCGTATCGAACACGGTGGCACGCACCTATACGGTGGCATTGCACAGGCCATCGACAAGACTGCGCGTGAGGTCAATCGCCAGTTCATCGACGAAGTGTACCCGTCCAACCCTGATTGCGTAGATGACTTCGGTAAGATCGGGCCTTGTGCAATCACTTGGGAAGGTCGTCGTCGTCTAGGCTACCCTGACCCAAGCAATCAAGAAGCCTTGGACCTGTTGCCCCCGAAGATACGCAAGCAAGTCGAGAAGATAGTTGATCAGGTTATGGACATACCACACGGCGTTACAGGCTTAGGCAATGTCGATCAGCGCGTAGCATACAATGGCAGCGTAGAGGCTTGGAAGCTGGCAAAGAAGATTGCTGACGGACACATGCGTAAGGTGATCAAGACCAAGCGCGAGGAGTGGGAGAAGGAGCACCCGACCCCGCCCCCAGAAGACACAGATGATACGCCAGATGGTGATAGCGATACACGCTATGAGATCGACGAAGAAGAAACGACCCCCGGAGAACCCCAGTCCGACGGGCCAGGAGAACCCGGTGAGGAAAAAGATGAACCAAATCAAGATGATAAAGGAAATAAAGATGGAGGAGATAAAGATGATGGAGACACCGACGAAGACACCGACGAAGATGCCGACGATGGGGTGGATGAAGGTATCGACGGTGAAGACGAAGGCGACGGCGAGCCAGAGCAAGGCGAGGATGGCAGCGACGACAAAGGGATGGAGAGGAATGACGGCCAGCGTGAGCAAGACACGGGCGAGGACGGTGACGACCCCGACGATAGCTCGCCCGACGTAGGCATAACACACAAGCCGTTCGATCCCAGCTACATTAGCCAGCCCAAGCCAGTAGAGAGCGGGTTGCAAGAAGCTATGAAGCGAGAGATCGAAGACCTCAAGCAGCAGAATGGGGGGCGTGGTTACACCGTGTACTTCCCGCAAGCTGACAAGTTTCGTACACGCCGCTGGATATCTGACGACAACATGACCAAGCGTCATGGCAATAGCCTCTACGCCGAGAGCAAGAGCCAAGTCTCTGCCACGGTAGGCACGGTTCGACGTAAGCTGGAGCGTGTGGTCACGGCCATGTCTCGGACGCATTGGGAGAACAACAAGCGCAATGGTCGTCTTGATGTGCGACGTAACGTGTCCAAGATTGTGAACCTCAAGAGCAACGTGTTCCGCAACAAAGTCGAGGAGATCAATATCAATACGGCCATAACTATTCTGATTGATATGTCGGGCAGCATGTGGAGCGATGGCAAGGATGTGATGTGCCAGCAGATTACGATTGCTGTTGCCGAGGCTCTTGCGCCAGTCGGTGTACCCTTGGAGGTGTTAGGCCACCAGTCAGGCTTATGGCTCGACGCAGAGGACGAGGCCATCCACCTGAATATCGAAGAGGAACGCCAAGAATACGGACGCTATGATCCAATCACCCTATGGCAGTTCAAAGACTTCGAGGACAGCATAGGCGCATGTCGGTCGAGCTTGGGTACGATACACGCTCGGACCAATGGTTCCAATGCTGATGGTGACGCGATCATCATGGCTGCAAAGCGTCTGTACGAACGGCCAGAAGAAAAGAAGATACTATTCGTACTGAGCGACGGCCAGCCTGCCTACATTAGCGCGACTAGGTGCATCCACCAGTACACACGGGACGCAGTCGAATGGTGTGCGTTCAGAGGTATTGATGTGATGGGTCTAGGCATACTCGACGACAGTGTGTCTCAATACTATCCGCAGTATGTTACCGTAGCTGACCTCGATCAGTTCGGTACGACGTACATCGACCAGATAGTTAAGCTCATGTTGAGCAAAGCTAAGGCTGATCAAACTCTGCTGATCAAGACCACGACTAAGCGCAACCAATCCATATGAGGGTTAAGCGTAAGGTCGCACGCATCCCTTCGTACTGGCTCGGTTGGTGCAGCAAATCGCACCGACTAGCATGGTACGTTCGGGTTTACTGGGAGTGCCGAAGATTGGGCATCCGCAAGTCAGATAAAGAAAAAGTGACAGCCGTGATGAAACGGCTTGATCGTGTCACACATCTGTGACAGCCTATAATCTCACATAAAGGAAAGAACATGAAAAATACACAAGATAGAGAAGCCGATTATCGGGGGACGAACCTCAAGAACGGGCCACCCGATATAGACGGCGATCTCTACGGTCGTACAAAGCGCGGCCCAGTCGATGGGTACTGGACCTTCAACGGTGGCGGTTGGGACAATGGCATGGGTGCGCCACCTAAGCAGATCGTGGAGCAGTTGCTCAAAGTCAGTGACGCTCGACGAAACAACTACAAGCTACCCTTGCTGGTAGAGCTAGATGTAATGGTCGAGTTGAACGACGGAAGACTAATCGGGCCTATCACCAAGGTCACTAAATACGGTGATAGCTTACAGATCATAACAGTAGACACAACTTACAACCTAGCCACGAACAAAGTCGTAAGTTTCACACACACAACTATTTAAAATGGAAGAACCACACATGACTGATAACATCACGAAGAACGTCACTGATAATATT